GCGCGAGGAAGGCACAACTGCTTGCTAAGCAGTACAAACAACGCGGCGGTGGGTACAAGTGAAAGCCCCTCAGAAATCCCTTAAGGATTGGACAGAGCAGCGTTGGACAACGCGGAGCGGCAAGCCATCCTCCAAAACCGGCGAGCGCTACCTCCCGGAGGCGGCGATCAAGGCACTCAGCCCCGCCGAGTACGCGGCGACAACGAAGGCAAAGCGGGCAGGCAAGGCCAAGGGACAGCAGTTTGTTAAGCAGCCGCCGAAGGTGGCGGCAAAGACGGCGAGGTTTAGATAATGCAGCGCTACTTCGACGTTGTTCAGACGACAGCAGGCAATGCCGTCCCCGGTGCGTTGGTGTATGTCTATGTGGGCAGCACAACCGTGCTGGCTACCCTGTTCTCTGACAACAGCGTCACCGCTGCCCCCAATCCTCTGACAACGAATGCTGACGGCGAGTATGCTTTCTACGCCGCCAACGGCACCTACACCATCCAGATAGCCGCCACGGGCTATGCCGGCGAGACAAAGCCGGGGGCGGTGTTGTTTGATCCTAGTGACGCCGGCGCATCTAACAACGTGCAGTTCCTGCAAGCAGGCACTGGAGCACAAATGCGCTCGGTGCAGAGTAAGCTGCGAGATGTGGTGTCGGTGAAGGACTTTGGAGGCGTTTGCGATGGCGTTGTTGACGACACAACTGCGCTTGTAAACGCGCAAGCCGCCGCCGCAATTAGCGGCGCCACAGTGCTTGTGCCGGGGCCAACAAAGTTTTCCTCTACGCTGTCACTTGCATCTGGAGTCAGTTGGGATTTTTCAAGCGGAGCAAGCTTGATCTGGGCCGGATCCACTTCCGGCACATGTGTTACTACTGGGAACCAAGTTTATCAAAACGCTCGATGGGCAGGAATGTCCATCAATACCGGGCCGTCATTTACTGGCGTCGCGTTGTATTTCCGCAGTTCGCACAACGTTTATGCCGATGTTGTTAGGCTAGTCACTACCGGCACCAATAGCACGGCTATACGAATGTGGGCCGACAGCACAATTGGAGGTGATTCGCTGACTAAAAGGAACATCACAGGCGTGACTATTGGTAGCATTGTTCATCAAGGGCAATGCGGCACACTGATGGATTTTGATGGCGTTGCCGTAGGTTATCTTGGAGATCCACAAGTTGTAACGCTATGCAACTTCCTGAGCATTTTTGCAGAAAATTGCGCTCAATACGGCATCAGAATCCGTAATTGGACGGACAATAATGCCTTTTCTGGCACGACAAGAGTTATGCTTAACGGCAATAACGCCGTTGGTTTGCAGCACGGTGAAGCCGCCTCTCAAGGCGTGTACATGAACCAGTTTAGTATTTTTGCGGCTGACACTTTTGGTACGTTTGCAGGGCGCGTTGGAGTCAAAGTTGATACTTCCAAGTTGTTAGACATTAAAGCTTTGTATCAAAATCCGCCAGCAGAAGGTGGCGAGTTTGTTGCAGCAGCAAATGCCGAATCTTATAATGTTGTCTTTTTCAAAGATTCCACTAAAGATATAATAACATACAGAAGAAAAGCAAGTGCCGCATCTGAAGGTTGGAACTCATCGCCGGCAATTACTCTAGATGACGATACTGCTACATCTTTTGTTATAACAGGAGGCGGCGCCGATGAAAACATCACTTTTATATTAAGCGTCTCTACCAACGACGCAAACGCAAACGGAATTTTATGGATGAAATGTCGCCGCACTTCGGGTGTTGCTGCCGTTTCTTTAATTGCTGGCGGGCTAAATTTTGCCGTTGCAACTGGCCCCCTTAACGGCACTACTGGCGTTGACACAAAATTTACTGTAAGCGCAAATAACGATGGTAAATTTTATGTAGAAAATCGTCTTGGCGCGCAAGTCAAATTTACAACGCACATAGCCGCATGGATGCAAACACCGTAAATAATATGTGGTCCCATTACTGCCCCATCGACCGCGCGTGGATCAGCGTCCTTAACGGCGAGCCATGCAACTGGTGCGATCATCCGCCAGAACCTCAACCCTGTGCCACAATCCCCCCAGAGCCCACTGAGGACTGACCCATGACTGTGCTGTCCACCACCCCGCCGAGCATCTACACCAACACCTCCGGGGCGGCGGTGTTCAACCTCGACCTCAACGAAGCGGTCGAGGAAGCCTTCGAGCGCTGTGGTGCTGAACTCCGCACGGGCTACGACCTGCGCACGGCGCGGCGGTCGCTGAACCTGCTCTTCGCAGACTGGGCCAACCGGGGCGTGAATCTCTGGACGGTGGCGCAAGACACCATCAACCTGACGCAGGGCACCAACACCTACAACCTCCCGCAGGACACCGTTGACCTCTTGGAGCATGTCATCCGCACGGGGGCAGGCAACGTCAGCACGCAGGTCGATCTGACCATCACGCGCATCAGCGTGAGCACCTACTCCAGCATTCCGAACAAGCTCCAGCAGGCGCGGCCCATTCAGGTGTGGATCAACCGCCAAGCCCCGACGCCCCAGATCGTCGTGTGGCCCACGCCCGACCAGACCGGCGTCTATCAGTTCGTCTACTGGTACTTGCGAAGGATTCAGGACGCTGGTGCAGGCGGCACCTACACGCAGGACATCCCCTTCCGCTTCCTCCCGTGCCTCGTCAGCGGGCTCGCGTACTATCTGGCACTGAAGATCCCCGGCGCGATGGACCGGCTTCAGGTGTTGAAGGAGCAGTACGACGCAGACTGGGATCGCGCATCAAGCGAAGACCGCGAGAAGGCAGCGGTACGTTTTGTCCCGCGTCAGATGTTCATTGGTTAATCATGGCTAATCGCTTCGCAAACGGAAGAAAAGCGTTCGGTTTTTGCGACGTTTGCGGCTTTCGTTTCGACCTGAAGAAGCTGAAGAACCTCGTCGTCAAGACCAAACAGACACAGATCAAGGCATGTCCGCAGTGCTGGACGCCGGATCAGCCGCAACTGCAGTTGGGCATGTACCCAATCGCAGACCCACAAGCTATCCGTGACCCCCGCCCAGACACAAATACGTGGTATCAATCAGGTACCAACGGCCTGCAGCTCGACAACACCAGTGGCACTGGACCGAACCAAGACGGCTTCCCGGGCGAGGGCATGCTGGTCACGCAGTGGGGCTGGAACCCCATCGGCGGGGCAAGAGATTTCACGGACCCGCTCACGCCGAACCTCTTGGTCGGGCGGGGAGAAGTTGGTACAGTAACGGTCATGTGACCGAAGGAGTTGAAGATGAAAGACGCCATGAAAGCCCTCCGGGCGCATGCCAAGAAGCCTGCGGGCGTAGCCCACGGTCCCGGTGCCAAGCTCGCCAAGGGCGGGATTACCTCGCAGATGGCCCAGAAGATGGGCCGCAACATGGCCCGTGTTGCCAACCAAGGCGCTGTCGGGCGCAAGAAGGGGTGAGACCATGATGAAGGCCAAACCTGTTCCGACCCCTGTGGGCGTCTCCGAGCGCACTCCCCCGCGCCTTGTCGTGGGCGCTGAGTCCACCGCCCCGTGCCCGCCTGCCAAGACCTCCGGGATCAAGGTACGCGGCGGTAAGGCGCAGACCAAGGGCTTCATGGCCCGGGGGCCGATGGCGTGAACTACACTGAGCTGAAGACCGCTGTTGAGGATACGACCGAGAACACGTTCTCGGCCAATGACTTTGCCACGCTGACGAAGCTGGCGGAGCAGAAGATCTACAACAGCGTTCAACTTCCGGCTCTACGCAAGAACATGACCGGTGTCATCAGTGCCGGGAACCCGTATCTTGCTGCGCCGAACGACTTTCTGTCGGTGTACTCGTTGGCGGTGTTTCCCACGGGCGGCGGTGCGTACACGTTCTTGATCGACAAGGATGTGAACTTCATCCGGGAGTCCTACCCGAACCCAGCGACGACGGGTACGCCGAAGTACTACGCGCTTTTCGGTCCGGTGTACAACCTGCCAACTGAACTGACCTTCATCCTAGGCCCAACGCCAGCCGCAGGGTTCACGGCAGAACTGCACTACTTCTACTACCCGGAGAGCATCGTCACGGCCAATACGTCGTGGCTGGGCGACAACTTTGATAGCGTGCTATTTAACGCTGTCATGGTCGAGGCTGGCCGGTTTATGAAGACTGAGCAAGATCTGATGGCGATGTACCAGAATCAGTTCAACGAATCGTTCGTACTGCTCAAGAACCTGGGTGACGGGAAGAACCGCATGGACGCTTATCGAAGCGGTCAAGTG